GGCTGACTCCGACGACCTCACTGATCCGCTGCTCCTTGAACCCAAGGAAGCGGAGGTGCTCGATGCGGCGTCGGGCCAGACCCGCCTCTGAGGACTTAGGCTTGGGGTCCATTGGTCTTGGACTTGATCAGCCCTTCTCGGATGGCCTTGATCTCTTCCTTGCGCCACGGCTCGGAGAGGATCTCTAGCAGGGCCGGGGTCTCGATGGGGAACGTCATCTTGCCCGTGTGACCGAGGACCAACAGGGTATCCATGTGGATATCCATGCCTGCGTCCTGCACTAAGTCGCAGAACCAGTAATCCTCGCTGATGAATACGTTCGGCGCGTCGTACTGGATGTTAGCCAGCCGCTCGATCCGCTGCACCATGATCTCATGACTGGTGGCTGGTTGTTCTAGGGCCTCCCTGATGGCCAGCAGCCGGTCCTCTGGCGTGCCCTTACCCTGCAGGCCCATTGGGAAGAACTCATGCACCGGGTGCGGCGGGTGATTTGGGTCCACCAGCACACCTTTCCGCCATGGGTTCTTGGCTGCGATGCGTTTGAAGACACTCATCTTGATCTTGGAGAAGCCAATGGCGCACCGCTTGACCTTCTGTAGCCCTGCCTCGTCGGGCTCCTCACCCGGCAGCAGATGCGTGTGCCAATGGGTCTTGAGCGACCGGGTGCTGTAGATGCCACAGACCATGTCTACATCGTGGCTTAAAAGCCTTAGAATGGCCCCTGCCGTGACATCCTCGCCGTGTTGCTCAGCCAGTACGTCCTTGTCCCAGAAGATTAGCTCGTCGAACTTGTGCTGGAAGGCATAGGCGACCAGTTCGTTGCGTGCCTGGTGGACTGCGGGGCCGTCGAGGAGGCACCAGTCCAGCTTAACACCCGGCAGATTGGCAGTGGCCAGTTGCAGGCTCGTCTTGAAGTAGCTCTTGGGGATATCTCCCTTGAGCGGAGTGGCGATTAGGATCTTTTTCTGAGTCATCCTCACCAGAAAGTTGACTGGTGCGGCGGTTATCCAGCGCAACCTTGGGTCCAGATGCGTGTATTAGGCCAACTTATACCTTATCTGCGTCACGTATAACGCTTTACCTGCGTTTTGCGCTCCATCCATTGACCGCATGATCAAGAAGCGGGCTTATGACGAGTGGTTGGTGGAGCCGGACCTAGAAGGCGCCCGCGAATATGCGCGTTTAGCCATCATAGCGATGCCGGAGGGGCTGAACATTGACGGGCAGGGCCTGATTACGTGGAATGCTCTCCGCCACGCCATGTGGCAGGCCCAGCGGAGAGAGGAAGGTGCCGAATGAGTGCTGAACTTCCGCACTTCCTGAGCCTTGGGGCGGGCGTACAGAGCAGCACCATAGCCCTGATGGCTGCTGCAGGTGAGATCACGCCGATGCCCAAGGCAGCCATCTTTGCCGATACGGAGGCTGAGCCTGCCAGCGTCTACAAATGGCTGGAGTGGCTGGAACCCCAACTGCCGTTTCCGGTTTACCGCGTCACCTACGGCAGCCTGACCAAGCGATCACTGACCAAGTTCGTCAACCGCAAGACTGGGAGGCCCTACATCAAGAATATGGTTCCGGCATTCGTGAAGAACCAGGACGGCTCCAAGGGCATCGTTGGGCGCAGATGCACCTATGATCACAAGATTATTCCGATCACCCGTAAGGTCCGCGAACTGGCACCAATCAAGCGAGGCCAAAGCCATCTTGGGGCCGTGCAGTGGATCGGGATCAGCTTTGATGAGATTCATCGGATGAAGCCTTCCCGCGACAAGTGGTCGCAGCATAGGTGGCCGCTGATTGAGATGGAAATGACTCGTAGCGACTGCGTGAAATGGATGCAAAAGAATGGTTTTCCAAAACCGCCACGTTCAGCGTGCGTCTATTGCCCATTCCATTCTGATCACGAATGGAGACGCCTCAAGAATCACGAGCCTGCGGCATTTGCAGTAGCCGTGAAGTTTGAGCAGGATCTGCAAGCGTTGCATAGCTCACCCGAGGTCTCAAATAGGATGATGAGCGTGCCATTCTTGCATGACAGCTTGAAGCCGCTTGGAGAAATTGATTTCTCCGAAGACACTACTCAGGGGCAATTCAAGTGGGGTAATGAGTGCGAAGGAATGTGCGGGGTCTAACAACTATGCCTCTCGGTAACGTCCACTTTTCCGACGACTTTCAGCCTGGATTTGGCATCCCGTGGGTGCCGATGCCTTCAGCCGAAGAACTGGCTGCTTGGCCGCAGGAAAAGCTGGCTGAGTACCTTGTCTTCCGAGAGCAGCGGAACGCTCAAGCCATCGACAACCCCGTCGGCGCCGGCTGGACGCTGCCTATGTGGGGTGAAGTGATGGTTAACTGGAAGAAGTACAAGAATCACGTCATCCTTGGTGGTAATCGTTCCTCTAAGTCCATCTTTGCTAGCCGGTTATGCGTTTGGGCGGCTGCGACTATCCCCTCTGCGGAGATCCGTGCCTATCACGTCAACGAGAACCGCTCCATCGAGGATCAGCAGCAGATGGTCTATGATGGCTTGCCCCTAGGCATCCGTAATCTTCCCACCAAGAAGGGGTTGCACCACTCGGTGCAGTACAGCCAGAAGAACGGCTTTACCGACAACGTCTGCATCCTGCCTCCGGTCCGCCCCGGCTACAAGGGCGGTGCGATCAAGTTCAGCCACTACCGCAGCTACCAGCAGGACGCGCAGGTGGCAGAGGGCTACAAGGCGCATCTGATCTGGTGCGACGAGGAATGTCCGCAGAAGATGTTTGAAACGCTCCAGTACCGGACGGTGGACCTTCACGGCCGGATTGTGCTGACGTTTACGACGCTCACTGGCTGGACCCCGTTGGTCCAAGACATCCTTGGCAAGACGCGCACCCTCAAGAAGCGGTTTGCCCCCCTAGTGGGCAAGGAACTGCCCGTCATGCAGGAGTCGCTGTCCCGGCCTGACACTGCGATCTACTACTTTTGGACGGAAGATAACGCCTTCCTAGATACTTCCGACTTCGTCGGCAAGTTGGCCGGACGACCCCGCGAAGAGGTGCTTGCCCGTGCGTACGGAATTCCGTCCAAGTCCATCACGTCCGTCTTCCCCGGCTTCAACAAGGACGTGAACGTCATTCCCCATGAGACGCTTCCTTTTATCCGTGATCCGAACTATCAGGTCACTCGCTACATGGCCCTCGACCCGGCAGGGTCCAAGAACTGGTTCATGCTCTGGGTCGCTATCGACGCGGCCGGCACCTGGTGGGTATATCGAGAGTGGCCCGACTACGACGACTGGGCACTACCTGGGTCCAACATTGAAGGGAAGCCAGGCCCCGCACAGAAAGGCTCCAAGCGTGGCATCCGTGACTACGTCGAGCTTATCGAGAACTGTGAGAACGGTGAGCCGGTTCAAGAAAGATACATTGATCCGCGACTGGGTGCCGCCGAAAGACAATCAGCCGAAGGGGCGACCACCATTATCTCGGAACTGGATGATGTGGGAATGACGTTCATCCCTGCCCCCGGCGTGGAGATTGAGAACGGCCTGCAACTGATCAACAGCCTCCTGTCCTACGACGACAAGAAGCCGATCTCCGCTCTGAACGGACCCAAGCTCTACATCTCCGATCGCTGCCAGAATCTAGTGTATTCCATGCAGGAATATACTGCCCGTGGCGGCAAGGACGAGGCGACCAAAGACCCCATCGACTGCCTCCGGTATTTGCTCGTTTCCAACTGCGAGTACATCGACCCCAAGTCTATGACATCCGAGGATAACCGGACGTGGAGCTATTAACTTGCCTCCCTTGGGGCTAGGATATAACCGGCGTTAGCAATGAGTTCCATCGACTCCATCACCACTTCCGTCCCCAAAGATCCCGGCCTGCAACTCGCTCCGGTTGGGGACTCCGGCCCTGATTTCAACGTCCTCAACAAAGCCTTTGAGGACTGCGTCCGCGACAACCAGCCCTACATCGACCAGTGCCGGCTGAACTACGAGACCCGTTACGCCATCTGGAACGGACAGTCCTCGGACGGCAAGAAGCACGCCCGCGAGGGCAGCAAGGTTAGCCCCACCCCGTGGGATGGAGCCTCCGATCTCCGTGTCTTCCTCGTTGATAACATCATCAACAAGAAGGTCGCGATGCAATGCATGGCCTTCCAGCGGGCCAACCTGTCCGCGGTGCCAGTCGGCGCCAACGACATTCCCCGCTCGCAACTGGTCACGAACTTCATGCGTTGGCTGATCCAGACGCAGATCCCCGAGGTACAGCGCGAGATCGAGATCGCGGCCAACTACATGAGCGAGAAGGGCCTAGCGGTGATGGGCCAGTTCTGGGAGAAGCGCCGTGAGAAGGTGTTGGTCAACGTGCGGCTGGAAGATCTGCAGGCCCAGTTCCCGCAGATCGAGATCGCAGCCCTGATCAACGACAAGGGAGCCGAGGACGATCTCAAGGGTATCTTTGAGGAGCAGTACGGATGCAGCCGCCAGAAGGCGGGCACCATGCTGCGGGAACTTCGCAAGACGGGTGAGACCTCGGTGCCGATGGATGGACCGGAGCGCAGCTATCCTGTCATCCGTGCGTTCAACCTCGATGAAAACCTGTTCATCCCCTCGTTCTCGCTAGATCTGGAGCGAGTGCCGGGTATCTACCGCGTCGAGTATTTTACCGCGGAACAACTGCGCCAACTGGTGCGCGACGACAATTGGGACAAGGACTGGGTGGAGCGGGCGATTGAGACGCAGCGTGGGCGCCTGATCACGATCAGCCCCTCCGAGTATCTGCAGCCCATCAGCCGCTCGTTCGTCTACACGCAGCAGCGGTTTACGGACAAGATCGGCGTTGTGTACGCCTACCAGCGTTTGTCCGACGAGGATGGCATCCCCGGCATCTACTGCACGGTGTTCCACCCGCACATGCCGCCAAGCGACAAGCACTCCGGCTTCGCAAAGACGGGGCTACTGGGTTACGCGCACGGCGAATATCCGTTTGTCCTTTTCCGTCGCGAGTACCTGTCGCGCAAGCTGCACGATTCCCGCGGCGTGCCGGAGCCGGGTAAGCCCTGGCAGGACCAGATCAAGGCGCACAAGGATGCCCGCATTGATGCGGCCTCCCTTGGCGTGCTTCCGCCCATCTGCTATCCGCAGGGCCGCCCGCCGGGTCGCTGGGGTCCAGGTGCGATGATCTCCGAGCGCCGGCCGAACGAGTACCACTACGCGGATCGTCCGATACCGGACATGAACACGGAGAACTCCGAGGCCCTCCTAGAGTCGTCGTTCAAGGAGTACAACGGCTTCGCTGCTCAGAAGGGCGATCCGTCGATGGATCCGATCTACAACCAGTTTGAGGTAAATAAATTCCTCACCTGCTTGGCCAAATCGTTCCGTCAGGTCTGGAAGCTCTACAAGCAGTACGGCAACGACCAAGTCATCTTCCGCGTGATGGGCGTCAAAGACGCGGAGTCGATGACGTTCAACAAGGGTGACGTGAACGAAGAGTTCGACTTCTACCTTTCGTGGGACGTGCAGAGCACCGACTTCAAGATGATGTCGGAGAAGTGGACCGCGATCATCCAAGGCGCTCAGTCCCTCGACCGCGAAGGCGTCTGCGACTGGGGTGCGCTTTTCCAAGCGTTCGTGTCCTCTATCGACCCGAACATTGCGGAGCGCATCATCCGGCCCGCCAAGACTGGCCAGCAGCAGGTGGTCAACGACGAGCAGCAGGATCTGGCGCAGATCTTCGCCGGAATCCCAAAGAACATCCGCATCGGTACGCCTCCGCAGCTTGGTCTGCAGGTCATGCAACAGTACCTGCAGCAGCCCGACGTGCAGCAGCGGTACGCGCAGGACAAGCCGTTCAAGGACCGCCTAGACGCCCGCGCCAAGCAGTATCAGTTCCAGATGCAGCAGCAGCAAAACGCTGTCATTGGCCGCCTCGGTGCCCCGATGCCAGGCCTCAATGCCGCTAACGCCAATCCCTGATGCCACGCAAAAAGACCATCCTCACTCCGTTTGAACGCAACGAGCGCCTCAAGGTCTCGGTGCAACGCTTGATGGCGAACGACGCCTTTCAAGACTTCATCGAGTCCCTACGGGAGATCCAGCACAACACCATGCTGGATCTGATGAGTGATGCGGTCGTTAAGGAGGACCGGCTCACGGTTGCGTCGCTGGGGGAGCTGCGGGCCTATGAGGCGATCATCAATCTCTACGATGATTATGTCCTGACCAAGTTGGCGGAAGCAGATGCCGAGCGACAGGGGTCATAAGAATATCTATTGACAGGAGCGGTTGTTAGTAGCACGGCTGATGGCACTGGGCATCCGCCCTGTCCTAAGCCCTTGGGGGCTCCAAACCCATGTCTAACGATCAAGCTATCGCTCCTTCGCAGCCTGCTGAAGCGCCACAAGCGTCCGAGGCAAAAGCCGATGCCAAAGTCAGTAGCAACCTGAGTGTCGCTCAAGCTGCTCAACGTCTGCTTAACATGCAGGCCGAGAACGCTAAAGCTCAAGCGGCGCCCGCGGAACAGGTCGCTCAGCCCGAAACGGCTGCACAACCCGCACCAACAGAAACGGACCAGTCCGAGTCTGTCGGCAGTTCGGAGGCGCAGGATACTGAGGCAACCGCCGATGGATCCGAGGCCGACGACGATTCCGTTCCTTCTCAGATCTCGCCAGAGGTTCAGAAGAATATCAACAAACGCATCGGCAAGGAAGTGGCCAAGCGAAAGGCCGTCGAAGCGCAGTTGAATGAACTCCGTCTAGAGTTGGCGAAGAACCAGCAGCAGGCTCAGGCCCAGGTGCCCGATGTTCCTGTAGCGGCCCTTCCCAATGCGAGCACACCGCTCGCCCAGATTGAGAACTTCAACCAGCTAGACACCCTCGCCCAACAGGCGAAGGAAGCCAAACGCTTTGCCCAGCAGCAACTTGCGAAACGGAACTTTGAACCCATTCAGTTGGGGGATCAGGTTCTCGACCAAGAGGCGCTGACTACGATCATCATCAATGCGGACAAGACGCTTGAGGATGACATCCCTGCACGAAAGGCGTTTCTCTCGCAACGCGTTGAAGCGCAGAAGCTTGCCCATCAGGAATTCCCATTCCTGCGGGACAAGAGCACGCCTGAGTACGTTGCCGCCCAGCAGGCCTACATGCAGATGCCGTGGCTACGCAATCTGCCCAATTCAGATTGGATCATCGGGGTCCAGATTGAGGGTCTGAAAGCATTGGAGAAGAAGAAGATGAGCGCCAATAAGCCTGCCAAGGCCGGCGTCATCCCTTCAAATAAACCGCCTTCGTCTCAGACGGTGGCGACTGCAGGTTCTTCTGACAATCGAACGCCCGCGCCTTCCAAGACGCAGGCTCAGGTTGACGCCCTCCGGCAGCATCTGTCCAAGAAGGGTGGAGTTACGACAAGCGAAGCAGTCCAATTCCTCCTGGCCCGAGAGGCGGCCAAGCAAACTCGTTAATCACATGGCTCTTAGCACTACTTACAACGTCGCGGGGGATCGTGAAGATCTCACCGACTTCCTCACCATCCTCTCTCCCGAGGATACCC